CTTCACTACTCCAACTCTAAAGACAGCCGCTTACACAATGTTGGGCGATGCCCTTCGTGCAGGTAACGGCCTTGCCGCTAAGTGGACTCCACGTAAGGGCAAGGTTGCGGCTGAGATCCGGTCATTCTTCGGAATGACTCCAAAGCAATACCGTAAGAGCCTTGTGGCACTTACTAAGGTTGTTGAAACACAAATGTGTGCCAACGACTGGGATAACATCAACTTCTCGCACGTTCCTTCTGTTGCGGCTCGTCTGTACAAGAAGGCGTTCAACCGTCATACTCCAGCATTTGCTGAATATGTCGGCAAGTTAGTTTCAGGTGATAAGACTGTCAAGGTTAACGCCTCAGCAATCTTCCCACATGATGTTATCAAGGGTATCGCTCACTCATATGTGCAGTTTGACAAGACTGAAACAGATCATGTCATCGCACAATGGGAAGCTCTACCAAACTACGTTGGTGATGCAAGCATCATGCCAATCGTTGACGTTTCAGGTTCTATGACTTGCCCAGCAGGTAAGAACACTAGCGTCCGTTGTTTGGATGTGGCAGTTGGTCTAGGCCTGTACCTTGCAGACAAGAACAAGGGTGTGTTCAAGGACACATTCTTGACTTTCTCAGACAAGCCAGAACTAGTTACTCTAAAGGGTAACATTGTTCAAAAGTGCGACCAAATGTCTAAGAGCAACTGGGAAATGTCAACTAACCTAAATGCGGCTATGAAGAAGATTCTAGACGTTGCGGTTAAGGGTAACGTCCCACAAAGCGACATGCCAAAGATGTTGCTGATCTTGTCAGACATGCAGTTCAATCAATGTGCTCGTTACGACGACTCAGCGATGGAAATGATCGAACGCAAGTTTGCGGATGCAGGTTACACTGTTCCACAAATCGTGTTTTGGAACTTGAACGCTAGCGATAACGTTCCAGTTAAGTCAGACAAGTCGGGTGCGGCTTTGGTAAGTGGATTTAGTCCAAGCATCATGACAGCCTTGCTGTCCGCTGATCTGGATCAGTTCACACCAGAAGGTATCATGCTTAAGACTGTAATGGTCCCACGCTACGACCTTTAAACTGTTGTAGTAATACAACATAGTTTGAATAGGGCCTTTGGGCCCTATTTTTTTAACTTGACGTAGCCAAAGTTTGGTGCTATAATACATATATTAAGGAGAGCGAAATGCCTTGGATTCAAAATTGTGCGGCCGCCGATATCCCAATCGGGTTCCATGTTGCGGTGGGCGAAAATTCTATGCTGATACAGATCGCAGATCCAGCAAGTTGGTTTCCTACCCCTAAACATCACTTCAAAGAAGTTCATCGTTTTGAATTTCTAGATGTTGAAGAAAAAGACCATGTTGACGACGAAGCAATGAAATGCAGTCATGAACAGGCTCAAGAACTTGTTCGCTTGCTACAACACGCATTAGACAATCGCATGGATGTGATCGTTCATTGCTTCGCCGGTATTTGCCGCAGTGGTGCAGTATGCGAAGTTGGTGTTATGATGGGCTTTCAAGATACTGAGAGATTCCGTAGTCCTAACTTGCTAGTCAAGCATCGTATGATGAAAGCGTTGGGTTGGACTTATGACAGCAACGAAGAACATAACATCGACGATTGGCGAAAATTTACAAACGATTTTTAAGAAAGGAGGGCATGATGCCTAGTGTATTTTTAGTCAGCGACACGCACTTTGGTCACACAGGTGTTTGCCGCTTCACCCGAAATGACGGGTTTACAAAGTTGCGTCCCTGGGACGATCCTGAGGAGATGGACGAAGCTATGGTCAAGGCTTGGAACGAACGTGTCCGGCCCACAGACAAGGTCTACCACTTAGGTGACGTTGTTATCAACCGTAAGGCCTTGTCTACTTTGCGTAGATTGAACGGTGACAAGGTGTTGATCCGTGGTAACCATGATATCTTTAGAGATGACGAATACCGTCAATACTTTAGAGAGTTGAGAGCATACCATGTGATGAACGGTATGATTTTGTCGCACATCCCAGTCCACCCAGATTCGTTGGGCCGTTTTGGTGTTAACATACACGGTCACTTACACGCAAATCGTGTTAAGAAGATGCGTGGTGTTGATGTACGCACAGGAGAAATCTTGTACAGCGATGAAAACGATCCTCGTTATCATTGTGTCTGCGTAGAGCAAACACCAGACTTTGCTCCTATCTTGTTCGAAGATGTTATCAAGCGTATCGAAGAAGAAGGCGGTTCAGTGGGTTTTAGGAACGGCAACGGACCTACAATGTAAGGAACAAGAATGTCTTATCGTAAATATTATTTCAAACAAATGATTAGGACCGGTAAGGCATTCTTTGTCTATTCTAAGGGTTTTATTTTGAATAGGAAAGTATAATGCCAAAGTGTTATCAACTTGTAGGTGTTCCAGGGTCTGGAAAAACTACTTGGGTAGAATCTCAGATCTGGGCCAATCATTGTGTACATATTTCTACAGATGCTTATGTAGAAAAATTTGCACGTCGGATGGGCAAAACTTATTCTCAAGTGTTCACTGATGTTATGCCTAGAGCAGTACGTCTGATGATGCGAGCAGTACGTAACGCTCAATCAAGACGCAGAGATATTATCTGGGACCAAACTTCTACTACTGTAATTAGTCGTAAAAGAAAATTTTCTGCCTTGCCTGACTACGATCATATTGCTGTTGTATTTGGCACACCGGAGCATAAAGAATTGATCCGAAGGCTACTTAGCAGACCCGGTAAGGAAATTCCCGAACATGTTATCGCTAGCATGATTGCTAGTTGGGAAGATCCTACAGAAGCTGAAGGCTTCAAAGAAATTTGGTACACTTAACCAAAGACGTTGACTCTATGCTTCTGTGCGTATATAATAGAGGCATACAGTTTTTATTCCCCTCATTGAAAGATTTAAAACAATGACTTATTTTCTAAAACAAGGCAACACCTATAAAGTTTCAAAAAAGGAAGCACTTGATCTTAAAGAACGTCTTCCTGCAGGAAACTATGTTATTAAGAAAAATGATATGACTGGTGAACTATACCTTGAAGCAATTGACAAGTTCGAGTTCAAAGGTAAAGTATATGGCGACACGATGAAACGTGCCGCACGTATTCTTCATTCTTTTGAAGATCGTCCTGCTACTACCGGTGTAATGCTTACCGGTGAAAAGGGTTCTGGCAAAACCTTGCTGGCCAAAATGTTGTCTATTAAGGGTTACGAACAGGACATTCCTACAATCGTAATCAACCAACCTTGGTGCGGTGAACAGTTCAATGCATTTATTCAAAGCATTGAGCAATCTGTGATTGTTGTATTTGACGAGTTTGAAAAGGTCTACGACGAGAACGAACAAGAAATGATGCTCACGCTCCTTGACGGTGTGTATCCAACAAAGAAACTGTTCGTGCTTACCTGTAACGATAAGTGGCGTGTAAATCAACACATGCGTAATCGCCCAGGGCGTATCTTCTACTCACTGGAGTATAAAGGACTCGAAGCAGAATTTATTCGTGAGTACTGCGAAGATAATCTCAAAGCCAAAGAACACATTGACAAGATCGTGGGCATTGCCGGCACCTTTGGTCAGTTCAACTTTGACATGCTCAAAGCTCTTGTTGAAGAAATGAATCGCTTTGGTGAAACCCCTCAAGAGGCAATGGTCATGCTGAATGCTAAACCAGAGTACTCAGAAGAGTCACGCTACAAAGTTAAATTGCTGATCAACGGCGAAGAGATGGCTGATCATAACTTTGAAGAAAAGGAATGGCAAGGCAATCCGCTTAACAAGCGTGTTCATATCAACTACAAGAACTTCTTCGAACCTGTCGAGGCTGATGCTGAGCCAGAGTGGGATTGGGAGTCAATGGTATTTGAACCTGCTAACCTTAAGAAGATTGATGACAACGGTAACAAGTATGTTTTCGTTGCATCAAACGGCAACACTCTTGTGCTTACCAAAGTCAAGGAACAAGGCTACCGTTACTGGGATGCCTTTTAAGAAAGATACTAATGGAAATTCACTCAGCGGCAATATTTTTAGCAGGCTCAATACTTTATGCACTAGGATCTATTGTAGTCCTAGTTGCTATAGTATTTTCAAATAATATTATTCACAAGTATTGGAAAAGTTTTGGATGGCAATTTTTTCCTGGATGGATTCATACAGACTCGAGATTTGCCAGTCAAGAGGAGCTAAATCGTATAGCACCGTCATTTGAGAAAACTGATGCTAAACATTCGTGAACTAATGATTGAATATGTTCTTTTTGCTTTTACAGAAGAAGAACTAATGGAAAAATTTAGGATAACAGAGTTCGAACTATCAAATCTTTCTGATATAGATCTATTAGAAATTTATGATCAGACTCTGCTAACTCCCCTTAATGAGTAATGCGTCTATAGCCAAATGGAAAGGCAGGGGCCTCTAAAACCTCCAAGCGTGGGTTCGATTCCCACTGGGCGCACCAAATACAGTTATAAATAACTGTGCGGGAAGGTCCCGCAACCAACACTCTTTAAACACTAGGTACTTAGAGTGTGTACCGTAACAAGGAGAAAACATGATGTATGAATCAAAGCTCGCCGCGGCAATCAAAGTAGACGGCAAAGTCCTACGTGAATTCAAGGACACAGTACATATCCCATTTGGCAGTGAATATACAATCTTACTTAAGAACCTTAATACGACCCGTGCTGTCGTTAATGTTTTTATCGATGGTAACGATATGGTCCCTGGCGGA